TCTGAATAGCGGATGTTACGCCATCTAAATATCCTATCTCAGTTGACGTTAGCCCTGCTGGAGTTCCTGCTAGTTTATTTACTTCTGAAGCAGTTGCAGTTACATCTGTAGCACCATTAGCAAGTGTATGTTTGTGACCAGGGTTACTTGAAGAAGTGCTTGATACTTTGTAGTCTAAACTTGTAGGTACTGCACTATTATCTACCCCAACCTTAGCTTGTAAGGCTTCAATAGTATCATCTTCTGTTGTGTGATGAGTAATATGGTTAGGAGAAGATAAGGGATTACCACTAGCACCCCTTGCTGCATCTAAATCTTGTAATGTTGTTGGAAATGTTGTAGTCATATTAGTTTTTTACTTTATTTACTGGTGTAATAGTGTTTTTATTTAGGTTTACATTGAAGCTCTGTACAGGACTGTCCCAGAAAAACATAGGACTGTCCCAAGTAACAACATCATCATCCCAAACAGCATATCCACCCTTTCTAAGAGAGTTTGGACTTATAACATTCTTAGCTAAGTTGGTTGGTGTTATCGGCATACTTACTCATAATTTCTTACTCTACCTTGCATGATAGGTCGAGAGTCCTTATTTCTATTAGCAATACCTTTCATGATAGCTTCTTCCATTCTTGCAACCTCGTTACCAAGAGCTGTAGCTTGTGGTAGTCCTTTTTGTAGGCAGTAATAATAAGATGGTCTAACAGCTAGGTACTCGTGGAATAACCAAGGAATACCAGCCTTTTTAGTAGTGTCTGATGTTGTAAAGTAAGTAGGAGTTCGAGAAACATAGATTTCCAAACCATCTGTAGAGCTATAGTTAGGGATATCGTTTAAAAATATACCATTAGCGGTTAGGTCATAAGTTGTTGGTGTACCAGTAGAGGTGTTATTGAGAAAACTATCATCTCTATCGGTAATATCTCTTTGAGTAAGTGTGTGCCAATTACCAGCACTGTCTTTAGCTCGTACTTTGTAAATATCTAAGATTTGATTACCCGTTTCGTCTACTGTAAAAGAATAGTCTTGCTGACCACTAACAATATCCCCAAAAACTACAGGGTAGTCAGTCTGGTTAGTATCGTCTACTTGCCACTTACCTTCAGCAGATATAGCCAAAAGCATATAGCGATTAAGAGCGTTGTTTACGTCTGTAGTCTTATCAGCTATTGGATAAGAGCTAGTAGTAGTGTTTTGTGTATTAGTATTGCGTTGAATTAAGCCTAAGATTTCAGTAAAAGTCATGCACTAATTATAACATTGAAATCTGGTCTACTACTTTGATGATATTATCTTTCCAATCCTTATACTGCCAGTTCTTTACGACGTGGTCATAGGCATTTTGACCTAATTTCTTTCGGAGCTCTTCGCTTTCAATTAATCGTGATAAATTAGTTACCCAATCCTCTACAGTATCGCAAAGTAAACCAGTTTCTTCATGTTCAATTACGGGTACACCTAGAATATCTTTATGGTATGGATATATCCTCGAAGCCACTACAGGTATCTTATAGCTTGAGTACTCGAAAAACTTAATAGAACTTTTACACTCGTTGAAAGGAGAATCTATGAGCGGGGCAATCCCTATACTCCATGGCTGTTCAGCTAAGTATGCAGGGTATTCAGGTTGGGTTTTAGTGGCGTTCATTAAGAGTATTCTTTCACGGATAGACTGTTTCCACTTACCAAAGACTTTCTTAGCCTTGTCTAAATCCATTTGTCCCATTAGTTGAAATCTAACGTCAGGGTATTTCTCCATGATAGTTTTAATAGCTGGTAACACCATGTCTAGGTCATCATTATGTGATAGTCCACCACTATAACCAATCACCACTCCACTACCGTTTACTTTCTCATACTTCCAGTCTTCTATATCATTACAATTAGGTATCACAAAGATAGGCATGTCAACACCGTGAACATCTAAGATATGTTGATGTAGTCTTTTCTTAAGTGGAACTGTAGACACAGTAAGAGCGTCACAGAAAGACATATTAGTGGCGAACATAGCTCTTTTATTCTCACGATTAAGTTTACCTCTACCTAGTTTCTTAGCTGCAGGGTTTCCTTTGTCTACTTCTAGGAATAGGTCATCACAATCCATTACTAACTTCTTTTTGAAGTGTGTAGCCATTGTTCTAAGCCATGCAAATGTAAGGTCGTTGTCTGTTTGGTGTAGCCAGATAATGTCATAGTTAGTGAATATGTATTTATAAAACGCTTCTGCATCACCAAGTTCTGTTGACTTATCTTTCCACTCCCTATTCCAAACTGTTACCTCGTATTCAGGTTCTAGTTGTTGAGCTATCTTTAGTGTTCGGTAATAGCCTAGTCCTCCAAAACTGTTGAGCTTTTCACGTTCTGGTGATGATGCCCAGTCGGACATAATTTTGAGTACACGTAGCTTTTGTTTTTTCATATTATATTTTACCCGCCCACTCACTAGGGACTTTATGATTGTTATATTGAAAGTAGTCTGATAAGTAGGCGTGTGAATCAATAGCGAAAATGGGAACACCTTCTTTTTCTAACACATAAGGAAACGATACTTGGTCTCTTTTACAACCTGTCATGTATTGTGCAAACCATGCTTCATTTAACCTCTTAATTCTAGGAGAGTGTCTGCGTAGAATTACACCGCATTGATATAGTCCTTTATGCTTAGGGAAGTCTTTATACTTTTCAACATGCTTATTTATAGTTTCTTCATCATCTAGTCCAAGTCTGATACACTCTTTAGCTTCATCAAATAAACAATCCCTCGTGTGGTGTTTAAATACAGCTATATCATCATCCTCTAGGTATTCGTTTATCATTCGTTGTATAGGCACTTTAGAAATGATATTACCGTCAACATACAATGAGTATTCAGCTTCAGGAAAGAATATGTGTGGCAACATCTTAACGGTTCGGCTATCTCTGCGAACGTCTTTATATAAACTAGGGATTTGTCTTATCTCCCATACGTCGCTTTTAAGTGTTGGGTCGTCAGTAAAGCAAACAGCCTTAGCACCTTTAGTGTTTATGTTGTCATCGAGTATATCCTTACCACCTGTGATTACTGTGTAAATTACATTCATTAGAGTATTTTATTATCTTTTAACCATGCAATACCTGTATCTAGTTCATCTTTGTTAGTTTGTGCGTTTGAAATCAAGCCACGCTCACCTTCAATACAGAATATAGACACACGATAGATAGGACTAAGGATTATTACTTTAGACCATAGTTTCTTTTTAGTTAGTAAGTTGGTTAGTGGATAAACTGTAGTGTTCCAATCGTAAAGGTCTGTCCAGTTAGCGGGGTTATCATTACTACCAGTTCTATCAAGTGTAGTCTGTGATAGGTCAAACTTACCACCCATCTTGTCTAGCATTTCTTTCTTGAAGAACTCAAACGAGCCACGAATAGAACCTGCTGGCACTCCAACTGTGTTAGTGAGAATTAACCACTTGTCGTTGTACATATCACCACAAACAGTTTCCAACATAGTATATTGAAGCAGTAGGTTGTCATCGTGAGTGAATAGGAACAAGTCGTATTGCTTGTAGTCGTTATCTTCTAGCCATTGATTACTATTTCCCCAATCTCCTATAGTGTTAGGGTATTCTTTGTATTCAAAGCCTAACTTTTCAATCTCTTTAACTGTAGCGATACTATTATAGAGTTTCTCGTCTAGGTCAGCATGAGCCTTATCAGTTAGGTCTGGCATCTTAGCAAATGAAGGGTCTCTATGTGATACAACAAACATATCAACACTCCAACCTTTAGGGATTTTCTGCTTAGATAGTGTTTGATAAAAGTTTAGAGGATAATGCCACCCTGATACTACGATTGCGAGTTTTTTCATTTTATAATTTGCCACCTATAATGATATATATGATTACCGTCGGGGCTATGCTTGTAATCAAGTTTCTTAAACCAAGGTAAAACATCCCAATCCCACCAACACTTAATTGCCATTTTCCAGGAGCGTGTTGACCAAGATTTAGACATTACTCTATATTTTCTATGGTCAAGTGGTGTCTTTAATTTATATGGTAATCTAATCATTTCAATTTACTAAGACTAGGAAATAATGGATTTACTACATCGAACTGTGCTCTTGATTGTCTAATAGGCTTCTTGTTGTAAATTTTCATCCAACCAACATTATCTCTTTGCTCACTTCCACCCTCAAACAATACAGTTCCCTTACCCTGAAGATTATCCCACACAATGTCTAAAATGTCACCTGTGTTTGATATATCCAAATGGAGCATGTCAAATGGTTCTGGGTTCTTGACCCAATCAAAGAAATTCTTTTCTTCTATCTCTACCCAATCAATAAGTCCACGTTCTTTTAGATTGTTTACGAGTGTCTTTAACTTAGCGTGGTTGAACTCATAGTCATCGAATAAGTCATAAACCTTAACCTTACCTTTGCCATTCTCTTTACAGCCCATAGCTAGACAGATAGTTGAATAGCCATCTAAAACACCAAAGTCTATTATTACTTCTGGCTTCTCGAATAAAACATATTGATAAAGGGTCTTACCTAATGCGTTATCTCTATATGATGATTGTACTTGTGGATTTATAAACATTATCTTGTGAGGAATACTATTCCTGGATAAATTGTTATCGACGATAATTTGTATTTATTTTCGATTCCCTTTCTATTTGAGCAACGTGGGCTTTGGTCTGCATAATCGTGTAAATCATCAACCAATTCCTTGATTTCATCAATGGTTGTGTGTTGTATGTCTTGGAATTGCTCCCAGTATGATGTATGTAGGTCTTCTATAACATAAATACCTTTATCACTAAGTTGTAACATTAGTGTTTTAAGAGAAACTTGTTGTTGTGTCATTGTGTGTCCACCATCATCGATGATAATGTCGAAGTTACCAAGTGTTTCAAGGAACTTAACATCATGTTGGTCACCAATAAAGACTTTAATGTTGCCACTCTCATACTTTTTACAGTCTTCGAGTATATCAATACCTACAATCTCTGCTTCGGGAAACATTTTTTCCCATATTTTAAGTGAACCACCACCTTGAACACCTATTTCTAGTACTCGCTTAGGTTTTAACCCAGCAAAGTGTTGCTCATAAGCTGTTATAAAGTGTGGTTCTTTGTGTGCGTTTTCGTAACTCATATATATTGTTGACAAATCTTACCTATTAAATGTGCCTGTTCTTCTGTTACTCCATAATGTAATGGAATAAAAAAGTATTTACTTGCTATTTCATCCATTACAGGACAATCTTTTACCTTACCACTGAAGACTGTGTATCGGTCATTTCTGTAGTGGTGCTGTCCAACCTCTATGCCTAGGTCATTGAGTAACTTCTTTAATCCATTATAGTCGTTTGTAAGCCCACCTGCGAGCCATACATGTGAGAATAGACCATAAGAGCGGTATATGTCCCCTAGTTTATTTACATGAGCCACCAACTCATCAAAGTGAGCAAGGTTTCCCCTACCAATAGCAGCAGAGATATTGTTCATATGATATTTATAGCCAGCTTCTGTTACGTCTGGGTTTTCACCCCTTTGCTTAGCGTCTCGGTCAATTCCGAACCATCTGAGTCTTTTAGCTTTTTCGTAGTCTTTGTCGTCTCGGCAAATAAGTAAACCTCCGTCGCCTGAAGTGATAGTTTTAATTGCTTGGAGTGATACGGCTGTGAAGTCAGCTTTACCCCAATAGTCACTTCCGATGGCTTGTGCTGCGTCTTCAATAAGTTTAATATTTCTGGCGTTACAAAGCTCAACAAGTTCGGCAAGCCCTCGACTGTTTCCTCCAAAGTTAACGAAAACGATTGCTCTAGTTCTATCAGTGATTTTCTTTTTGACATCTTCTATATCTATATTAAGGTCGGTTGATATATCTGCGAATACTATCTTAGCCTTACGATGAAGTAGTGGTAGGTTAGTGGCTGTGCATGTAAGGATAGGAGTAATGACCTCATCTCCCTCCTCAATCCCTGCTAGTTCATAAGCTAGTTCAAGTGCGGCAGTTCCACTATTAAGAGTGAGTATATTCTTCTTACCTAGTTTAGCTTCAAGTTCTTGTTCAAACAGTTTAACCTCATCACCCTCAGCGATAAAGTCTGTGTTCAATACTCTAAGTACATTAACCTTAGACTCTTCACTTATGAATGGTTTAAATAGCTTTAACATTGAGATACTCACGGATTCCCTCATCAAATGTATAAAGAGGTTTCCATCCTAATTCTTTTAATCTCGACGCATCCATTTGATAAATCATATCCATACCAGGGCGGTGTGATTCAGTAGACTGAATAGTCTTTCCTGTTAGGTCTTGACATCTCTGGACAAGTTGGTCTACTGTGAAGCCCTCATTAAGAGTTACGTTGTATGTTCTATCTCCTTTCTCAAGTAGTAGGTCAATTACAGGGGGGATATTCTTGACATAGATATACTCACGATAACCAGTACCACCATTATGAATAGGAACCTTTCTATCTGTTTCTAGTGCTTCCTTAATAACTGATAGTATCTTTCTGTTGTCTTGACGGTCACCAAATACATTACAGAACCTAGTCTCACAAGTCTTATCTTTCATGTGTTGGTAAGTATTGTCATAAGCTAGACGTAATAGTGAGCCTACTGCCTTACTAGCTGCGTATGGATTTTTAGGGAAGATAATATCCCCCTCGTTCTTCTTCTCTTCACACTCACCATAAACTTCGTCAGTTGACACATATAGTAACTTCTTTAGATTAGTGCAGTATCTAGCACCCTCAAATACATTGATAGTTGAAAGGATGTTTTGTTTCAGTGTATATTCTGGGTCTTGGATAGAGAAATCAACTGCTGAGATAGCAGAAGCGTGAATGATATAGTCAGGGTTTTCTTTAATGATTATGTCTTGGACTTTAGTATCAGCACAGTCTAATTCAATAAATCGAAATGAGTCATTGATAATCTCAGGATGTGAGCCAACGCTTTGGTCATCAATAACTAGAACATCCCAACCTTTCTTGACAAAGTACTCAGTTACATGTGAAAAGATGAAGCCTAAACCACCCGTGATGCAAATTTTATATTTTGTGTTGGCCATAACTTTCCTCTTTTACATCTAATGGTGCGTCATATAAAGCATCTGCAAATTCTGGTTGCTTTAATTGTTCTAGTGTTCTATTGACAATCTCTTTAACCTGTTCTGTAGTCTTGAAAGGAATAGGTTGGTCGTTTAGTTTATATACATAGTCAGGAGTAGCTTCGTCTTGGATTTCAAATTGTGGAACCCATGAAACAATATCTACGCCATTAAGAAAAACATTTGAAGCTCCTGGTCTATTCTGGTTAGGAACAATCATCAACCGTGGGTCAATCTCTTGTAGTTCTCTTTGGAAGTCTTCTATTTTTGTCTTAGTCATTTTTCTTACTCAATTCTTCAAAACTCATAATTGCTTGAATACACAATGTGAAGCATAGTTCTAGTAGTTCCTGCTTCTTCTTGGTTGTAATAGGTAGCTTAGAGCCGTAGTTGTTACCTTCGTAGTGAAAGGCGTATCCTACAAATCCTGGCTCTACTAAAATATTAATGTCCAATCCTTTATAGTTGATTTGGGAAAACTGTGGGTTAATTTTTTTCATATTTACATTATATAAACGTATAAGAATAGTGTCAAGAAACAAAAAAGACCCCGAAGGGTCTAATTTGCTAATAACTAATTAAAGTTAGAATGCTGAAGTGTTACCGTTAGTTGCACCTGTGATGATTTTGATAATCCAGTTTGCATTAAGCCCCTTAGCTGCGAAAGGCATCTTCCATCCTACTGTTGACCAAAGGTCGAGTGGGTTAGAAGTGTCTCCTGAGCCTGGGTTCTTAACATAAATCTTTGGAGAGTCAAAAGAGTCAAGAGAAACCATAGCGTAACCACCACGTCCGAACACGTAAGTCTCGTAAGTGTTTGCAACGTCTGTTGTAGATGTTGAGAAACCTCCTGAAAGAGTTACTGTTGGTTGGTTAGTTTCAACGAATTCCACGCCGTGAAGTTTGCCGATAACACCACGCTCGATAGCGTCTGATGTTGTATATCGGTGAGCGTCAAGCCATTCTGAGTTACCGAAAAGGTCCATAGCAACCTGTGGTCCGATAATACCGCGATAAACGGCACCAGGGAAGCGAGGAGCTTTGTTAATTTTCAATGTTCGAACTGCTTTACGAATTTCAAGACCTGTAATAACGTCTGAAGTGTGAATACCAGATGTAGATGATACTGCTGATGTAGTAGCTACGAGCTGACGTGTTCCGAAAGCTGATAGTTCATTACGTAGCAAAGCGTCAATACTTTCACCTGCGTTTTGTCCATGTACTTCTACATGTTCTTTCAAGTCTGTGTCGATAGACGTCATCTTGAATAGAGAACCGATAGTTGTATATGTACCGTACTCTGCTAGAGTAGCAGTTACTTGTGTAGTAGTCATTGCTACTTCTGCTGGATTTGTTGCTTCTGTAAGTGCAGACGTAACTAGTGCAAGAGGAGTCAATCGGTTGAAGATTATACTCTTACCTTGGTTCATAGCTGCTTTCTTAGTAGTTGCTCCGAAATCGTGACGGAGTTCTGCTTTTGCTCTTTCTAGGAAAACTTTATCGTAGAAAGTGCTCATTAGGCCTGAAAGGCCACCTGTTGTTGATGCCATAATAATTTAAGTGATAATTTAATAATTACCATCTTAAATAATAGCCGTATATTATTCTTGAAGGATTTTTTCCATTTCAGAAGCTGACATCTTACCAAGGTCTTGCTGAGTATACTTCTTGAATACTGGAGATTTAGAGTTAAGAGGTTCTTTCGCATCTTGCGATTTCTTCTCTGCCCTCATAGCTTTAATAGCTGATTGTACTACTGGATTCTTTAGAGCCTTAGCTCCTCCGAGTTCCTGAATAGCATCAATCTCGTCTGGTGAATATCCATCAGCACGAAGCTCTAGTCTTTCAAGTTTTACCTCATAAGATGACAAGTCTGTCTTCTCTGTTGGTTTTGCCGTTTTTACTTCTTTTGTTTCCTTAGTTGCATCGTAAGCAATAGCCTTGCGTTGTAACTTCTTAAACTCTGACTTAGATAGAACAATGTCGTCTGATTCTTCTTCGGATTGCTCCTCTAAAGTTTCTTCTAGTTGCTCCTCAATCTGTTCTTCCTCCTGCTCGATTACTTCAGGTTGTTCATTTTGTTCATCCATAATGATAAAGATATTAAACGTTCAGATGGGAACGATACCGTTATAAGTAGTTTTTGGGCGGTGCCTATAACCGATTACTCCATTGTTAAATCTCTTTTGATATGAGTTTTATCTATCAGCCCCAGTGACGATAGTAAATCTCTTACTTGTTTTGAGGCATATCTGCGACCATAGACTTCTTGTTCGAGTGTTACTCGTGAAACCTTATCTATATCAATGTCGCTTATATCATCCATTTTACCACAGAAACTTTCTAGCTCTTGACGTAAAGCATAAAACTCTGGGTATTTCTTTAAATTTTGAATATCTATTAGCCGTTCTTTAGTTTCCATAATTATATCTGGTCGTTTTGTTGGTCATCTTCGACTTTTGAAATCTTAACCATTGGTTTATTGTTATTGTACTGTGCTTTCTGGTTGGTTTGGATTGGATGGTTGTTGCCCAGAGTTTGCTTGTTGTAGTTGTCCTTGTTCATTTATCATTTGTTGTTGTTCTTGTAATGCGCTCGACTCCATATCTTCTAACTCGCTCATGTGCCATCCCATAGCTGACATAACCTTGAATAAGATTTGTTTCTTCATTGGGTCTGTAGTAATTGTTGGGTCTTTAGCTAGAGCCATCAATAGAGCGTTACCATTGTTGATTTGTGAGTAGATGTTCTTATTCTCACCTGTAGAAACAATATCTACTTCATAATCTAGGTCTTTAAAGAACTTCTCCTCTACCTCTACCCATATCTTATCACCCATCTTTGATACAGTTTGTAGCGCCATATCTTGAAGCTGTTGGTATGTCTCAGGTGTCATTGGTGGAGTATCTGAACTTGCAAACTCTGGAGATAATACATAATCAGCGAACTTACTATTAGCATAATTACGAGCATAGTTCTTGCGGAGTTTCATTATCTCTTGCATTGAACCAGCTAATCGGAATACATGAGCACGATTTAATTCCTTCTCAATCTGTGGGAATACAAGCTCTTTAATAAAACAACCAAGGAATAATCCAATGTTCTCTTTCTTGTAATCAAATACAGCTGTAGTTTGTTGAGTTTGGATTTGAACCGCACCTAGGGTAGCTGAAGCTGGTGGGTTTTCACCTGATACAACATCACGACTAAATGTAAGGTTATCTGAGTGTTGTTCGATAGATAGAGCTGTGTTTTGTAGTCCAACTAATTGTCGAGCTTCTGTAGGGATAGGAGTAATCTCACTCTTAACCTTTAATATCTCACCGTTTTGTAGGTCTGTAGTGATATTAGAAGCGATAGTCTCATCTCTTGATTGGAATAGTTGAATAGAACCTAGTTCGTTAGCTCTAGCTTCTTGGTTCTTAACTTCATTAATACGTCTCTGGTTTTCAAATAGAGTTTCAACAATACCAATACCCATCCATCTTCCCTCTGTTTTGTTGTAGTGGACTTCCTCAAATGGTAGTTCATCAATCTGTTCTTTGTATAAAATAATCCCGTCTTCTGAAAGAATAACACCGTTGTCATTCTTAACTGCACCATCTACACCTGCAACAACCATCTTAGCTAAGACATATTCGTTCTCATCTGATTGCTTGTCTGTAAACCATGACAACGGAACTTCACCATAGCGAGTAAACACTTCAACCAATGGAGCACCTTGAGATTTAGCCACTTGATTAGCACCAACATCGTATAGATTTGAACCATTACTTGTAGAACTAATACCAGCTAAGTCATAACCTTGTGAGTATTGACCACTAAAGGCATCAATAGCATCTTGGACGTTCTCCCATCCATTCTTAGCCATCTTACGCATATCTTGGTGACTTAATAGCTTTCTATCAAGGATATAACGAGCATTTTCTAGCTCATCTGTTGCTTGGTCTACATAGAAGTGTCTTAGGTCAACAATCTTAGCGCCTGTCTTAGTCTTTTCAAGCACAACTGTACCGTAAATAGGTAACTGACGTGAGATTTCATTGAGTATCTGACCCATTTCGTTCTTCTTGAGCCATGCTTTAAGCTCCTTTTCAAGAATAAACACATTCCAATCTGTTTCAACATTGTTAGATACAAGGATAAAGTCCTTTACATCCATATCAATCATCTTAGTAGCTACTTCACAGCGCCAAGTAGATAGATTATGAAATACCTTTTTTCTTAATACTCCGTTTACATCCTCATAATCACCCTTTTCATAGTGAGAATTAAAGTATAGGTGTATCTTCTTGATTGTATTGTATTGGTTGAAATTATAACCAGGTACGATTTCAATCTCATTCTGTAAGAAGTCTTGTCTCTCTTCGCGTATCTGCTTAAATATGTCTATCATAAACTCTGTGCCACCTAGTACGGCTGATTGTACAATCAACTAGACAGCACACAATTCACGATGTACAGTAATTATAACATGCAGAAAAATAACCCCTTTCGGAGCTATTCAAATCCCCCCTTTCTTTGTTGCCTAGCGTTAAATACTCTATCCTGTTGTCTGACTTCATTAAATATATTAACTGGTTCTTCCATGTAAATAGCATAACGTAGAGCATCTAAAGCGTGGTCATTCTCCTTAATAGGATTTTCTTGTTCGTTGTTATTCATTCGCTTATCAGGATAGCGATAATTCTCAAGCTCCCAAATAAGATTAGTACAACTAGAGTGAATATGTATTTTACCTTGCATAAACAAGGCTCTTATCTTACTAATACCATTCTTAATTGAGTCTTTATTCTTTACTACCTCACGGCAATACACATTAGCTTTCTTCAGTTCCTCAATAGCACTAGGACTTTCTGGGTCAGGATATACTTCTTCAAATCTAAGAGCGCTTACATACTCAGCTATTTCTATATCTGTCTTGCCTGGTTTATACCATTCAGATGTTATCCAAAATGAATTATCCCAATCCTTTTCTATTGATATAACAGCGGTAGGATTAGTAAACCCAAAGTCTATACCTGCAAAGTATTTAATAGGATTAGCTGGCTTTCCTTCTGTGTAAACATGAGCATCACGCCTAAACTCTTTATAGACAAGTCCTTCAAGTTTTCTAAAGTCTGCTAGGTATTCTTGTGCAAATCTATCCTCTGTGATTTCTTTCTTAATACGCTCAATCTCTTCTGGCTCGTTCATCGGGTTGTCGTATGATGTAGCATGACAATAAAACCAATCCTCATTTGATTGCGCTCGTACAGTTAAGTCATAGAAGTCATTAAATCCATTAGGTGTAGAACCAAAGACTGCCCTACCTTTAGAAGTAAGAAGCGTTGGAGCGAGAACCTTATCCCAATACTCCATGAATTGACGACAGAAAGCTACCTCATCGGCTAAGATTAAATCATTTTCAGTTCCTCTACCTTTACCAGATAAGATGACAGACTCCCACCCCTTTAAACTAACTAATGAAGTTCCCCCTTTTAGGTTTCTTACCCTAATTTCAAGTAACGTTTCATTCTTAGATACAACAGCGTCACCAAATACATCTAAGAAGATTTTCCAGGCAATATCTCTAGCGTCTCCATGAGTCATCGCATAGTAAGTTACATGAGCATCATCAATAGTTAATGCTGTCCCTAATGCTTCATAGGCAAATAAAGTAGTCTTACCAGAGCGTCTACCCCAGTTTAAGACTTTAAATCTACTCTTATTGAGTATTGTCAGTTCCTGTTTCTTCGTGAGTTGCATTTATATTAAAAGACTTAGCTACTGCTTCAGGGACAATTACAGTCAAGGGTTTACCATCACTTGTTATATCTGTCTTCTGCATAGGTTTATTATCTATCATCTCTGTGATGTGTTTTCGACTTGATGGGTCTTCTCTGTATTCCCTAACAAACTTCTTAAAATCTTCTGGGTCTTCTTCCCACATTTGTTTCAAATAACCTATAACAGATAAAGAACCCTTTGGTCTTCCATTGGGATTGAGTATTACACCTTTCTTTAATCTTCCTTTCTCGTCTCTTTCTATTAAATTACTATTAGTATCTAGATTTTCATCATCCATAACTTAATTATACAAGCTAATCATTATCCTGTCTATATAAAATACTTGTGGGGAAAAGTTCGGGAATGACCTCGGTTACAGCCTATTCATCTTTTTACTCAGTAAGCATTTATACGACCTGTACATCGTGCCAGACTTCAGCTACCCCATTTCCCCCAAAAGCATTCTATCTTAGACAGACAAATAACTACTTATCCTCAGGAGCTTCTATTTCTTTTTTAATCCCCTGCGATTCTTCTTGTTCTCTTTTTGCTATAATGCTATTAGCCATCTCTACTTGATTTCTATGAAAAACTACTAAAGAATTGTGGTCATAAACAAAAGCTTTTAATTCTATTATACTTAATGTGTTTAAATCTACTGTTTTATCCATATATTTATTATAAACTATCTATTTACTCTTGTATACTCTTTAGTTCTTCTAAGTTGATACCTGCTTCTTTAAGTTTATCTTGTACCCTCTTAAATGCTTCAACTGCCACAGTTCTTGATAATTCACCCTCTACGGTTTCCAAATTAGCTTTTTTAACATCCTTAATTTTCTCTTCTAGCCATAAGTTCAGTTTCTCTATCACAGCTTCTAGTAGAGCTTTGGTGGAGGATTTGTGCCAAGATTTAATGTCATTGATTATTTCTTGTTTACCTTTCCTTACCCCAATTGGAATATTGTCATATTCTGGTATTGAAATATATCTAAAGAAATAATCTTCAATATGTTCAAACTCTATTATTTGGTTATCTATCAATTTTGATATATTCATATAGATTTTAACTTTTTATTAGGGCTTCTCTTTCCGACAGGTTGCGACATTGCTTTATCAAAACTCCATCCGTATTTTTTTATTCTTGCATAAAATGTCGGCATCGATATACCTGTCATCTTAGTTATGTCAGCTATAGTAAGTTTTTGACCTTGATACTCATAAATAGTTCCGTAATATACACCCCTACTCACTTTAATTTTGTTTAGATTACTTGCGAACTTTGCTTTCTCTGGTGTCATATCGTATCGTCTATGACAAGACCTACATAGTCGCAGAAAGTTGTTTTTGTCTCTTTTGTACTCACAATCTTTTTTCAAAGCCCAGTCATACCATGTGGCATTTCCCCTACAGTCTTTACCTTCACATATTCTTGGCTTTCCATAGTGAGTGTCCATCCATTTATGTACCTGAGATTTTCCAACAACTTCCCTGTAGTTAGGTGCCTCCTGTGCTTGTATAAGGTCTTTCATGTTAGTTAATAAATACTTTTAATGTTTTACCATCGTCTTGAAGCACTACTTCGACTTGTAGCTTCTTTTCCCATTTTACATAAGCTCTACCACCACCCTCTTCTAAGGTTTTACTGTGGTCTATAACTTCTACTCTGTTTACTTTTGATGTGTCCATGTTATTTAAATAGTTTATTTAGCCAACTACTTCTTCTGGTTAAGATTTGTAATAGTTCTTCTTTTGTTTGAAATCCTTGATACATGTTATTTAACTCTTAGATTTCTTAATATCTTCGTGTATCCATCTTAACCTATCAATTATTATTGCTAGTAAGATTGCTATCAATGCGAGTAATAGATTTGTTGTCATATTATTTATTAAGGTGTTCTGATAAACATCGTTCGCAGTACCATCTTTTTCTCTTTTTTGTCCAAGATTTAGATATAGGAGTTTCACATTTATGGCATATCCGAGTACTTAATATCATCTTCTTACTCCTTTATAAATTTATCTTTTAATGCTTTGAGGGCTGAGTTGTAGTCCTTACTCCCATTTATAGCAATCCCTGCAAATTCTTCTTCTTTCTCATTCTCCCCCATCCATCTTTTTAGTTCTGAGATAGACACAAGATGTTCTCTTATTGCAATATATGCAGGGTACATTGCTTGGTATATTTTTTCGTGTCCAATAGAAGCCATTTCTACTGTTTTTGGTAGGTTCTTTTCTACCTCACTAAAGAAGATTGCAAACTCACTGTCTATTCTGTTTTTCCATTCGTTTGTTTCCATAGATTTACTTTTTATTTGATAAAAGTTGTGTAGTATTATTCTTCTCCCATTCTTCATCGAGATATTGTTCAATAGCCCAACGACCAATGATTTCTTTATCAAAACCTTCCAGTTTTCCTTTTGATAGTTCTTTAGCTATTTCGTTTATTCTTTCTGATGGTTTCATATCTACTCTTTTAGGATGTTAATAGCTATTTCATATGCTTGTACTGCGTGTGTAAGTCCACTGTTTTTAACAAGCTTGAGTTCACTCTCGATTCTCTCCTGCTTTTCTATAAGAAGTTGGTCGAATCTGTCTAGCCACCAATCTGTATTATTTTCATCCCCTACTTGGTCTCCTGTAAAGGATAAAAATGACTTCTTCAATTCTTCTCTAGTTTGTGGTGTAAGTGGCATGTTAATCTTCAATCTTTATGTTGATAATTTCATATGTGATTATTTTATACATATGATTTCGTAAAAACTCACATATTAATTCAGCGTCTTTTTTTGTATATAATCCATACTTTTTACTAAAGATTTGATATAAATTTGGTTTAGATGAGTACAATTCTGGTTTGACTTCTAAAAATGATTCTCTTTTCATAATTTAATCTCGTTTATTTAGCTGATAAAACAGTAGTGTGGTCATTTTCATGTATCTTTAGTGCCATTCTCTTACTCAAATACATACTTCCACCCTCCATTGCAATTATTGGTTTTCCTTCTTTATTCAGAAGTAGTCCATAGTAATTTTCTTCGTCAGAACCATTTCTAAGTTCATTTGCTGTCAATCCTTGAGATAGTAATGATTGTCTATAAATGTTCATAATATTTAATCGTTAATTTATAATCTTTAGAGGCAGTATTCAGTTCATAGAGATTATTGAGCATTGGATGGAATCTTAACAAAGACTTCCCGAAGAAAACCTGACTTGCATTATTTGAATATTCTGCAACTTCCTCCAATCTCCCTACGAACTGAGTGCTACCTCCTGAAGAAGTACCTAATGATTGTAATTTGTTAATACTTTCTGGGCGTAAGCTACTGTATCGTACTTAACGCCTTTCTTGTTAGTGCCTTTCTTACTTATTGCTTTTTCACTTCCACCTA